GAACCACTAACATTTGTAATTAAAATATCCCCTTGAAACGCAAAGTTTGTAAAACCCGCAGTTCCTGTATTTATATCTATTTTTTCATTTGCTAAGTCAACACTTGGAACGCTTGTATCTTGAACAATAGTGTCAAATAAATATTTTTTTACATCGCTTGGCCCATTTCTGTTTGTAGTAGTATATGTTACTGAACTTGTATTTTTTACTATAAAGGTTTTATCATTTATTAGATTTTCAGTTGCTATAAATGTGCCACCTGTAAAAGGCATAATTAACCTTTTAAATATTACGCTATTAAAAAAGTTTGATTCATACCTATATCCCGACTGACTAAATATTTTGTCTACTATCTGCTTGATGTAAATAGCAGGGTACATTGACTTTTCTAATTCGTATTCTAACTCGGCTGCTACATTATTAACTAATGTGCTTAATCCATTATCAATTAAGGGATAAACGTAGCCTTCTCCATTTGGGTTGCCTCCTACAAAGTTGTTATAAGATACGCTATTCTTGATTATATAATTTGCCCACGAATTAGCAATGTTTGAATAGCTCCAAGTATGGTTGTATTCAGATAAGTCAATTTCTGCCAACTTCTTTTCACCTAAGTCTTGGAATAGGTTTGCAAGTTTTCCAATTATAACTAACTCATATTGAATCTCTTGGTCATTGATTGGAATCTCTGTCAATTGCAAATAACCACGCATTAAGATAATACCGCTACGAATTACTAATGCCTCTGACTTTAAGTTCACGTTAAAATCGGGAGTGTAATTTGTCGCACTCGTGTTTATTGTAGACCTGTTAAGGTTTTGAATGTTTGAGAATATCTCCCTATTATTTGCAGTAGCAGGAACTCGGATAGGTAAAGTATAATCGGACTTTCTTTTCTCAGGCTCTTTAATGTCAATGATTGACTTATTTACTGGTATAGAAATATCGTCATACAAATCCAAATCAAAGGTTTTAGTAACTTGACCTGCTGCATATTGCAAAATCTTTATTTCTGTCTGCATCATAACGATTGGCGATAATTGTCAAATGAATACTCAATTGTTAATTGTAGATTAGGGATAGTTTGACCTTGCTCATATTTGCGCTTAACGTAATTGTTAGCAACCACGTTTACAGGCACATAATTACTCGGACTTGTTTCTAACATCACAATAGGACTAAAGACCAATTCACCTAATGCTGCATACTCGGCATCGGTCAATAAATCTGAGTTTAAGATAACGCTTTCACTTAACTTAGTGTAGTATTTAGTTTTGAGCCTATCCGTTTTAGAGTAGCCTAATGCTTGTATTTTCTTGAACTCTTTATTCTCTATTTGGGTTTGCTCTACGCTTACTAAGTTAAAGTTAAAGGCATCAAATCCACCCAAAGAGTTTAGCCAATGCAGTCTATAAGTTTGGTATTTACTACATGAATTATCTACGTTTAAGGTTTTGCTAAATAGTAAGCTATCTCCCGCATTCCTTATCTCTACTTTATAACTTGCTGCTGAGGTCATAAAACCACTTGCGCCCATAAAGTCTAAGAATGAATCTCCAATGTTTAAAGCAACTATTCCCGATTGTGTGGTATAACTTGAAAACGAATTACTAAAGATAGATACTCCCGCAGCATTATACACGAATAAGTCTACAATAGTTATCTCCCCATTTGGGTCAAAGAATGTTAAGAACCTCTGTTGGTTTGGTTTGATTGTTTCCGTATAAGAGTTATCGTTTAAGCTAACTTGGTTTGTTTCACTTAAAAGTTTACCTGTGCTAAATGCAGTTTTAGACCAATCTAAAAAATCGAATATCGCATTGCTTCCTAACTTTGGACTTCCACTTGTTCCGTATTGCGCTTGGTTAGCGTATATTACAGGAACGCCACTAACATTGTCATATATCTCGCCTAATTGAAGCCAATATTTAACCTCACTATTATTGCACTTTACTAAGGCGGTTGAATTAAACGCACCAAAGTCATAGGTCACGTAGTTCTTTACTACATCTGCTACATTTATTTTGACAGTTCCTACTAATGGTTGCTTAGGTAGGGTAAGCCTTGTAACTGGATTGCTCTGCCCACTCACGTTTACATCGCATAAGAACTGATAGTTCGGTTGTGTGCTATTTGAACCGCTCACCCCTACTACTATTTCATTGTATACGTTTTGCCAATTGTTTGGATTTTCTGTTATTGTTATCATCTCGTCAAGTTAATTTCTACACTTACCATTATTTGTTTGCCTAATTTCTCACCTATTGCACTTGTTATCTTATTTAACTCTGCCTCATCAATAGCCGAATCAATAAAGTAGGTTGGTTTAATTCCGTTCTGCTTTACTCCAAATGCTATCGCAGTGGCTCGTTTTCTTTTCTCATCTATTTGAGCCTTTGCCCTTGCTCTTTTTGTTAAGTTCCTTGTTTGTGAGTATCTCGTATCTAATGGAATCCCCTTTTTAGTTATCCACCTCATTAAGTTCTTAACCATTGGTTCGCTTGGGAATCTTGACCTAAAGCTATAAATTGAGCCGTGTTTAGTCTTTAACCCATTTACCCCACTATTTACAAAGAAAGCATAATTGTTTCCCTCTATCCCTACGTAATACTCATTTCCCATTACCGAGATAGGAACTGCCACTATTGACTGCTTTAATTCGCTATCCTTTAAGTTGGCATCATCTAAGTTGGCTTTTAAGATTTCGCTTAACTCATTCGCTACATTGAACAAGGCACGACCTAAGATAGTATCAAACTTAATATTCTCAATAGGCACATAATCCTCACCTATCGCCCCTAATAATGCCTCATAATTTGCGCTCACTATCTTCTCGGTCTATTTGGTAACATATCAAATTCAAAAACTCAATCACGTTCATATTAAAGAAGTAGTCCCACTTGGTAGCATCTCTGTTTGAAAGGTTGTCGATTGTGACGAGATAGCCCCACTTCTTTGCAAATCCTTTACTATCGTCTCCACTTCCTCCAGTAAATAAGTTCCTATATGAGTAGATAATTCTTGTAAGACCTTGCAAAAAAAAACTAAGAAGGGTTGTGCATCTTTCATAGTCATATTCTCAAACACCGATTCACTTATTTCCTTATGCCGTTTTCCATCGTAGTTAGCTACCTTGCCAAATCTCCAAGTCATTGGTCTTAGGAACACCGCTAAGAACTTATGTAGGTCTTTTTGAACTTCTTTGCTAAACGCTGAGGCATCAATGAATTGAGCGGCAGTTATCTTCATTATGTCCGTGTCAATCTTATACCACGTTTTGCCAATCTTAACTTTGTTTTTAACCTTAAAGCCTCTTATGTTATCCTCGATGTTCTTTAGTTCCACTAAGTAATCGGTATAGATTGAGTAGGGAAGGTTTGCAATGTACTCTATTGGCACGTTTAAAATAGTTGCTATTCTACGTTGATTGTATTCTAACTCGCTCTCATAAGGCATCTGAGAAAGTGTACTTACATAGTCTTTTATTTTAAGTCGGTTGAACTCTCGTTGCATATATTTAAATATATTTATTTTGTTTTGTGTAATTTGTTTTGTAAGTTATTGATTATGCACGCATTATGGTATACTTACCTGAGTTACGTTCTTGTAATTTCATTAAAGCTAAATATCGAGCAGCATCTATTAAGTGATTATTAAAGTCTATTGGCTCGTTAAGTGTGTGACCTGCTTTGTCGGTTTTCCATTTATAGGTTCTAAACTCCCTAAGTAGATTCGTACCAATTAGGTTGAGTTTATACCTCCTTAGAATGTCTATCGAGTTAATAATTGAATCCTTGCCTTTTGCAGTTGGCTTGATATTGTAACCTAACCTATAAACCTCCTCAATACTTTTAGGCTCGGCTGAATCTGCATAAATCTCATCTCTACGCTCTACACCTATTGAACGCAATTTATCTGCTACATCTTGATTGGTTAAGCCTCGCTCATAGATTTCCTCTTTAATGTAAAGTTCCTGATTATACTTGTAAAAAGAAACTATTGCAGTCGGGTCATTACTAAATCCCCAGTCTAAGCCATAACCCATAAAAGTTGCATCTTGTGGTATAGCGTAACCCTCTGTAAAGTTATTGAACACTAAGCCTTTTAATTGCCCTCTTTGACCTAAGCCAAATATTTTCCAATACTCAGGGTCGGCAAGTTCAAGTTGTTCAATCTCTTTTTTAAGTGAATCGGGTAGATGCGGATTGTCCTTGTAAGTTGTGATTAATAACTTAGCATCCTCTCTAGGAATCACTTGTTCGTAAATCCAATGTTCAAAGTCTGATGGGTTATAATCAATTATTACTTTGCCTGTGGTTCTAAGTAGCAACTGCCTCCAATCCTCTAACTCTAACTCGTTTGCTTCATTCGCAAATAGGATGTCACGCTTTCGCCCTCTTATCTTACTTGCATCGTCTACACTAAAGAACTCGATTAGGTTGTCATTGAGCAAATAAGTGTTCTCGGTCTTGTTGTGGTTAGCCTCTGAGTATAAGTCCGCCTCTTTTAAAATGTCGAAAAAGTCACGCATTGAGGATGCCTTTAATGCTGGCAAAGTTTTCCGCACTATTGAATAAGTTAGTCCAGTATGCTCTACGCACGTTCTTACAATCCATTGCAAGGCAGAATAAGTCTTGCCTGACCTACTCCCTCCTTGTAATATTGCGATTCTCTTCCGGTCTACCTTAAAGGTTTTATCAATATGTATTAAATTTGGATTAAACCTCATTAGTGTCAATAGGTGCTTTTAACCAATCGGGCATTTTATTAATGTTAATATTCTGCTCATTCTGCACTTTTTCAGTTAAGCCATTTAGCCTTTGAGTTATGCTTGGATTATAGATGCCTGCCATACCTCCATTGATTTGGTCGTTTCTACACGCTTTTCGTATTGCGTGGCAGATGGTTAAATAATCTGCGTATGAACCATTAGTATTTGCAAAATAATGGCTTAAATCGCCTATAAACGAGTTTTCATACAACCAGGTTTCAAAGCCATCAATTGTCAATGGTTTTTCTTTAGTCCTAAACACTTCTACTCCATCTTTTCCTACATAATCTTGTACTAAGAATGGATTAGCTTTAATGTATGCTTTGTATTGTTCAAATAGCTCCATTAGTCTTTCAGGAGTTTCTATTTTTTTTGTTCCAAAAGGTCTTCCCATAATGTTAAATATATTATTTTTTACTTATAATACTTTCGTAGATATGGATTCTTACATCCCTCCAATTACTTTCATTTCTTAGACTAAGTACATCTTCTTTCAATTGGCTACCTAAGTCTTTTCTTAACTCAGGGTTTTCGATTAGCCTTCTTATAGACTTATACCAATCCTTTTTGCCAGACACTAAGCAGTTTCTTTCGTGTACTCCTAACCCCTCGTATGCGCTTACATTAGAAACAATAGCACCTAAACCAAATGCACCCATCTCGGCAAGTTTCAAATCCGACTTGCATCTATTAAACTCGTTATTCCTTAAAGGTATTAATCCAATGTCCATTAAATTATACGCCTGAGCATAACTATTAACATCTGCCGAGTTTATTCTGCCATAGTTGTTATCGTCTATAATGTAATTAGATGTGAATATCTTTTCGTACTTGTCCCATATTGAATCATTTTCGTAATAACCTGCAAGCATTAACTTATAGTCTTTGTCCTCACTTTTGTTCAAAGATAGTAATTCTCCCTCGATTAGTTGCAAATCTTGTAAATGGGTAACTGAACCACTCCAACCTATGTGAACTAACTCGGACTTCATAGCTTCTATCTCTACATTTGGGATAAACTGAGGTTGCTCAAAATCTATTGTATTAGGGATAACCGCTATTTTCTTATTATACTTAGCTATTTCTAAGGCTAAATGTTTATTTGTCGTAGTGACTAAGTCCGCTTGGGTTAAATTGTAAATAATATCCTTTGCCCTTTGTTTGAATTGCCACTCTCGATACATTGGATGTGAGTGAGGTAGAATCCAAGTATCATCTCTATCTATAATAACTGGTATTCCTACTCTTTTTAACTGCTTCCAAAGTAACTCTTGGTTTCCCATTTTGGAAACTACTGAACTTGCAATAATTATATCATAATCCGCAAAGAACGAATCGGGTTGATGGTCTATACTTGATATTGAGGTAACATCCTTCATGTGTGTATGAGGAATGATTAACCTATGGTATTCTACGCCCGTTATGTTTTCGGGGCAAACTAATAGTATTCTCATATTAAATTATTTTGTTTTAGTGCGTATTCAAAACCTTCTTGATTAAACATTTCAAACCCTTCGGTAATAACATTAGGGCATCCAAAATAAACCTCTAATAATCTATTGCAGCCTGTTTGCTCTGCTATTGAGTAGCACATAGACTGATTGCCGATAAATAACTTAGATGCTGAGATAAAGTATTTTAACTCCAAAAAGTTATCCACCTTCTTATGTTGAATGTCCCAAACTATATCCTTCATTAACTTGAACTCGTTATCTGTTCCGACAAAATAGATGGGTATTTGTACTTGGTTAAGAATTGAATAGTCAAGTTGCCCATTGTTATAACGCTCTGACCGATTTACCACAATGTAATCACTTTGCTCACTACTTATAAAAATAGGACTATTTTCGTAATATTCTTGAAGTTCGGGGAATGCGTATAAGTACCATTTCTTTATGTCGCCAGCACCTAAGTTAAAACTAATTTTCCTAAACTTGTCTAAGTCGTAGTCTATCTTTTGGTTTGTGTATATTACTACATCGTCTATAAAGTTGCATTCCAATAGCAAAGGTCTTAAATTGTCAAACATATACCTATTTAACATTACACCACCTAATGGATGTTTAAATGCTGGATGCAATTGGATAGGCTCATCTAACTTTAAGTATAAGATAGCGTTCTTGTCGTGCAAGTCACACGCTGAACGAATAGCATTTATGGAATAGATAATATCCCCAGCATTCCCCGAGTGTTTAAATTTTAGATTCATATTGTTCTAATGCGTTAAATATCTTGTGTACTAATTCGTTAATGCAGTTTCCACAATAAATGTTAGCGGTTACATATCCGTACATATCCTTATGAAGTTGTTGAAAAGTAAGTAGTTCCAATGCAGTCCACTTCATAGCGTGATTTGTTTTAAAGGTTTCCCACCTTGATTTGAATGGTTTTAGTCTTTCGTATTGTTCCTGATTCATGAGTTTAATAATTTATAAATGAACAAACATAAAACGCTGCTTAGGCATCCAATAAATAATGAATCAACAAATCCATTGCCTAAGCATAAAGAGTAGCTTAAACCGCCCCAAAATGCCATACAGAAAGAACATCCGAAAGGTTTAGGTAGTTGCTTTGCGTAAAGTTTGCCGTAAATGTCAGTTAAGAAGTCACTTATTGCAATTCCAAAAGATGCGCTAAGAGTTGTAATTGTCGCTAAAGTTTTTAAATCTATCATGGTTTTCTAATTTTAGTTTCTTAATAGTTTTTTGAATCGTGTATTGAACCGCTCCGTATTTTATGCCAGTCATAACTGATATTTTTCTGAACTCGCCTATATCAATGTAAAGTTTTAATAGTGTTTGGTCATACCAATCTAACTTATCTATCTTATCCTTAATGTTTTGTGTGAAGTTTTGATAAACATCCTCTTTGTTTTCGAGTTCACTATCCAAGTCACTTTCTAATCCTATAAGTAACTCAATGCTTTCGGTTGAATCGTTGTGCCTATATTTCTTATAAAAAGGAGAATGCTTTGAGTTCCAACTATTATGTGCAATCTTTACAAACAAGAACTTTAAGTATTTTTTGTCACTTGCATCTTGTATCTTCTCATCGGGTAGGTCGAGTAGGTTAATTATAACCTCGTGGAACAAGTCCTCAAATAAAGTCGGAGAAGCTATGTTTCTGCATACATTTCTATAAGCAGGGTCTTTGTAAATAGCCTCTATTATTTGTGCTTTGTTCATTAGTAGCCTAATTGCTCTTTTATTTTATCTTGGTTCAATTGCCTTTTACAATATAACTTGCCTCGTAAATGCTCGCATTCTTCTTGTATCTTTTGTCTACACCTTCTTATTGATTCTGCATTTGTTAACTTGCCTGAGGAGTATAGTTCCAAGAATTTAAACTTATCATCTACGCCTTGACTTTCATAAAACCAAACATTAGCAGTTAATTTCTCATCTGAATCCCGCAAATGTGGGTACTTTTCCAATAGGTTTTTAACCTTTTCTTTTATTGTAAAGTTAATCATATTAGTTAGTTGTGTTTAGCAAATGTACTATTTATTTTTAAAATGCAATAATTATTTTTATATATTGGAATTATTTGCTTTCTCAATCGTGTTCAATTCAGCCTCTAATCTGTCTATCTCGGTTGCTGCTAAAATCAATGCTGCCTCATTATCTTTGTTCTTTTTACGCCAGTAAAGTTCTTGAAGATAAATTGAGCCAATGTAATCAAATACTTTCTTTAGCGTTTGAATGGTCTTTAACGCATTGTTTTTCCTTTCGCCTTGTAATGTATCTACCTTCATGCTAAAATCGTTTATAACCGCTCTTAAATCGTTTAGGATGCCTATTGCAGTTTCTTCTTGCCTTTCGTGTGCTAATAAACTGCGAGTGGTAAAATATAACTGCTCAAGTGTTTCGGTGTATTTATCTTCGCTCATAAAAGTTCAAGTTGCTTTGTATTTGATTTATTTATTATGCCTCGTGCCGTATTAAATATTGTTAGCCCTGCCTCATAATCTACCAGGTTACGAGCCATTTTAGTAGTACTTTGTTCCCCTTTATACTTTTTAAAATCATAATCATGAAATTTACATAAAACTTCAATTTCATTTTCCATTTGGCAAAGAATTCCGTCTAATTTTCTTTCACCTAAATTATTAGGTAAATTAAAATTTGTCCAATATAAATGTCTGCCTCTTTTTTGAGCAGGTATTAGTGGCTCATAATATGGAATTACATTTTCAACAACATATTTTCCTTCAAAAAAATTATCTAAAAAAATAACTTCTTCATATAATTTCATATCTGGATAAATAAATTTAAAAGTTTCTCTATTTTTTTGACTTATTCTTACTTTACTATGACTTGGGCAAGGTGGAGAACTCCAAATAAAATCAAACTCTTTAAAATGGTCTAATAAGTATTGATGTGCATCTGCTATAATTACTTTATCATTTGGGAATCTTTCCTGGTACAATCTTGCCGCTTCAGGGTCTAATTCAACTGCGGTAACTTCGCAATCTGTCCATTTGTATCTATTACCGCCTAAACAAGCGTATAAATTTAATACTTTAAAAGGTTTATTTTGTGTCATGTTAAAAAGGTATTATATCGTGATTCATTCCTGCTATTCCTATAAACTCGCCTTGTTGTTTTGCTTTTTGCCCTTCGCCAGCATAGTACATTTTACTTTCAATCGTTTCTCTGTATCTTGACTTTCGGTAATCAAATTCAAGTTCCTCCATTAGCACCTTAACTTTTCCAATTGTATCGGGCTTAACCTTGCAAAAGTAAATATCAACTGTCTGTTTTGTTCGGTCGGGATAGTCAACTGAAATAATTACCTTGCCATTTGAGTTCCACGCTGAACCGCCTTTAATGTCATCCGCATCAGGAACTCTCCTTTTTGGTTTGCTTCCGTTTTGACTTTGCATGAACTCCATTTTCTTAGGATGTGCAATGGTCATAAAGTGTCTATTTTTTAGTTCAGCCAACTCATTCCGATAGCTAAGGATGTAATCTAAGTATAAATCTTCACGCCCTCCATAAGGTGACATATCGTGAAATAAATTTTTCCAACTATCAATAAAACAAGTGTGAACTATTCCGTTAACATCTTCGTAATCGGTTGTAAATTGCCATAGTTCCTCAGGCATTATAGGCTTCTTTGCATCTTCTTTAGTAGCTATTAGGA